ATAATCTAATGAAAACAAGTACAATACTAGTCTTAGTATTGCTACTAATCACCTTTGTACCAACCTTTTCACTTGGTAGCGGCTCGTCAGAATTTTCTTTTGATAAAGCAGAAGCTGAAGGTTATGTTGCGTTTGTAGTAAATACGGTAGAGAAAAAAGAAGACAATAACGATCAAGCTGGGCCAGATCCAGACATTAACAAGTGTGCATGTAAAGGCACTGGATCAATTACGCATGGTGACGGCCATAAAACACCATGCCCTTACCACTCTAAAAAAGATGATGACACTGAAGATGAAACAGACTTAATTAACGAAAAGCAAGTTATATTTTTCACAGCAAAGTGGTGTGGCCCTTGTCAACAATGGAAATCTAAAGAAATTCCAAAACTAGAAAAATCTGGCTGGAAGGTTTCAGATCAAAAAAATGCTATGATTAGAATCATGGACGTTGATAAGAATAAAGACTTTTGGAATAAGCACAGAGTAGGCGGCTCCGTCCCTCAGTTTCTCCTTTTTGAAAAAGGAAAAAGAACGAATGAATTAATAGGTTTTCATAGTGCAACGCAAGTTGCCAATATGTATAATAAGAAATGATAGATAAAGCATTTGATATAGCGAAGCAAATTTTTGATTCAGAAAAAGGATTCTGTGTTGATGGAAAGTTTTGTATAAAAATTCATGGTTATACAAACATCTCTATTGACAGCATGGAAGACTGTGTTAAAATAAGATTCTCAAACAACAGGCCAATAGTCACTGTTAAGAAAATAATCAAGCTTTCTCTGGGACTATCTGGAATTGATTTGAGAAAAGATGGCGGAACTTTAGTAATAGATAATTTTCCTGATATACCTTTCAAATACGAGTGGATAGATAATGATAAATAAAAAACTCATTCTCGATAAAATAGACATTACGTTTAAAAACCGTGAAAGAAATAGAATAGCAAAGCAGTGTTTAGAACATGCTATGGAATGGGCTAGACTATATCAAGATCTAGACACAAAGGTAAAATTGAAGAGGAGCTATCTAGAAAACTATAATACTTGTCATCAATATATTATTGATAATTTTGATAAATCTCAGGTGAAAACTTTTAGTATCTGGGCTATAATATTACCTACAATCATTAGTTATGTGGCCAAGTGGGTAACTCAGTGGGTTCTTGATAACCTACTTGACGATTGATGTGTTACATCTGAGATTTAATACAACTTGAAGGAAAAATATGCAAATTATTAAGCGCAATGGTAGTGCTGAACAGTACGATGTCGAAAAAATTCACAAGGTTGTGGAATGGGCCACGGAAGGCATAAATGGCGTATCTCTGTCTGATATTGAGATGAACGCAGGTCTTTCTTTAAGAGAAAAAATTTCTACAAAAGAAATCCATCAAATTTTAATTAAGTCAGCTAATGATTTAATTTCTGAGTCTACCCCTAATTACCAATATGTGGCAGCCCGTCTATTAAATATGTGCCTAAGAAAAGATGTATGGGGACATGCCACAACTCCTCCTCAACTACTTCACCATATACAGGTGAATGTAGATAATGGGATTTATGATCCAGCAATCCTTGAAAAGTGGGATGAGGATTCCATTAAAAAAATGGCTGGATTTATGAACCATAAAAGAGATGATCTTTATACGTATGCTGGTCTTCAACAAATGATGGACAAATATCTTGTAAAAAACAGGATGACTGGCCAGATTTATGAAACTCCCCAGTATGCCTACCTACTCATTGCCATGTGTCTTTTTGATGACATTAAAGATGTAAAAGATGCTTATGATTGTTATTCTACATTTAAGCTAAATCTTCCGACTCCAATCATGGCTGGCGTCAGAACAACTATTAGACAGTTCGCTAGTTGCGTCTTGGTTGACGTTGAAGATGATCTAGATAGCATTTTCTCAAGCATTCATGCAGTTGGAAAATATACCGCCCGTAGAGCAGGTATTGGCCTCAATATTGGTAGGATTAGACCTATCAACTCTCCTATCCGCGCTGGAGAGGTTATTCATACCGGCCTCATCCCATATCTGAAAAACTTTGAGTCAGCAGTTAAATCCACTAGTCAGAATGGTATTCGCGGAGGATCTGCTACGGTTCACATTCCATTCTGGCACTACGAAATTGAAGACGTAATGGTGTTAAAAAACAATGCTGGAACTGATGATAATAGAGTTAGAAAATTAGACTACTCCGTACAATTTTGCAAATTATTCTACGAGAGACTAGTGGCGAATGAAAAGATTACTCTCTTTAGTCCACATGAGGCAAAAGGTCTTTATGAGGCTTTTGGTGACAATGAAAAATTTGAAGAGTTATATCTTAAATATGAGAACGCAAGATCTCTACAATTTAAGAAAAAAATACCCGCCAGAAAATTAGCAGAAGTATTCGCACGAGAAAGACTTGAGACTGGTCGTATTTATTCCATGAATATAGATACTGCGAACGATCATGGATCTTGGGATGTGCCAGTGCATATGTCTAATCTTTGTCAAGAAATTATCCATCCCACAAAGCCTATCTCAGACATCAATGACGAGGAAGGCGAAATTGGTATTTGTATTTTGTCTGCATTAAATTTATTAGAGATGAATACTGATGAGGATATAGAGTTTACATGCCGCAACGCAGTAAGATCTCTTGAGTCCGTAATCGAATATCAAGAATATCCAGTAAAAGCTGGTGAGAATTTTACCAAAAATAGAAGATCTCTAGGTATTGGCATTACAAATCTGGCTGGATTTTTAGCAAAAAATAAAATGCTATACGACGATCCAGATGCCTTAAAACTAATGCACGAAACTATGGAAAAGATCCAATGGAACTTAATTAATGAATCTTGTATTTTAGCGGCAGAGCTAGGCCCATGCCCTAAGTTTGAAGAAACTAAATATGCTCAAGGACTACTTCCTATAGATTGGTATAAAAAAGAGGTTGACAAACTAGTAAAGCCAAAGTATAATATGGACTGGAAAGGATTAAGGAAGAGAGTCAATGAGTTTGGCCTCCGGCATTCAACTCTCAGCGCTATTATGCCCTGCGAGTCGTCCAGCGTTATACAAAATAGCACAAACGGTATTGAGCCTGTTCGAAATCTACTTTCCTTTAAAAAGGCTAAGAATGGTATTTTGAAGCAAGTTGTGCCAAATTATCATACTCGTAAAAATTATTACACAAAAGCTTGGGAATTAACAAGTAATAAGGATATAATGAATATAGCATCAGTTATTCAAAAATTTGTTGACATGAGTATGAGTACTAATTTATACTATAACTACTCACATTATGAGGATGGAAATATTCCATTAAGTGAATTAATTAAAGACCAGATATACGGATATAAACTGGGTTTGAAAAATTTCTATTACGCTAATACTCCTGATGGAGATGGCGAAACGGAAAAAGAAATGGGTTGCGAAAGTGGAGCGTGCGCTATATGAAAACTATTTTTAATAAAAAGCTTGTAGATCCAACGAGCCAGCCTCTATTTTTAGGGGAGCCTCTTGGATTACAGAGATACGACAAATTCAAGTATCCTGTATTTTTTGATTTATTTAAAAAGCAAAGAGAGTTTTTCTGGAGTCCAGAGGAAATAGAACTTAAAAAGGATCGCTCTGATTTTAAGGAAATGTCTGACAATGAAAAGTTTATCTTTTCTAGTAATCTAAAATATCAGACTATGCTAGACAGTGTTATCTGCCGTGGCGTTCCTACCTTATTAGAATATACCTCGAACCCTGAGCTAGAAGCATGTCTAAAAACTTGGGAGTTCTTTGAGCTTATCCATAGCTATAGTTATACTTATATTATTAAAAATGTATATTCTGACCCAAGCGAAGTCTTCGATGACATTCATAAAGATAAAGAAATAATGAAGCGGGCCACTTCCGCTATTGAAGATTATGATAACTTAATGGGTATGACTTTTGGCAAGACCAGTAAGAGTCTAAAAAAGCAACTGTATATGACACTCATTAGTATCAATATTCTTGAAGCGGTAAGGTTTTATGTGTCATTTATCTGCGCCTTTGCGTTTGCTGAAAATAAAAAGATGGTCGGAAATGCTGACATTATTAAATTAATTAAAAGAGATGAGGCTTTACATCTCTATAATACTCAGGAAATTATTAAAATCCTTCAGGCTGAAGAGGATGAGGGCTTCGTAGAAATTGCAGAAGAGTGTGAGGAGTCAGCAGTTGAAATGTTTGAAAGAGCAGCAACTGAAGAAAAAGAATGGGCCTCGTATTTATTTAAAGATGGATCAATTATTGGATTAAATGAAAATGTTTTACATCAATATGTAGACTGGCTTTGCATGTCCCGAAGAAAAGCTATAGGACTACCTTATGAGAAAACATCTAAAAATCCCATTGCGGGATGGACAGAGCCTTGGATGAATTCTGAATCTGTTCAAGTGGCCCCACAGGAACATGAAATTACTAGCTACAAAATTGGTGCAAGTAAAAATGACTTAGAAGAGATGGACTTAGGAGAATTTTCATTATGAATGATGATGCAATTGCAAGACGACAACAACTACTTGATCAAATGAAGGACTGGGAGAAAAAAGCTTATAGTCCCCCTAGTTTTTCTAAAAAGACAGAAAAAAAGATTAAGGTCAAAGTGCTTAAAGATTGGTCGATGCTTGCTAATCTACCAACTAAAGCGCACAAAACAGATGCTGGCTACGATCTATATTCCGTAGATGGTCCAACTGAGCTACAGCCCGGACAAAGAGCGGCGTTTCATACTGGCGTTGCGTTTGAAATACCAAGAGGATATGTTGGACTGATATGGCCAAGATCTGGCATGGCAGTCAAAAAAGGTATACACACCCTAGCCGGAGTAATAGATGCTGGCTATAGGGGTGAAATTACGGTGTGTCTCCTAAATACTGGAGACGAATCATGTTCTATTAGTAAGGGCGATAGGATTGCTCAAATTTTATTTCAGGAGGCTCCACACTTTGATCTTGAAGTTGTTGAAGAGTTTTCTAAATCAGACAGAGGTGAAGGAGGATTTGGCAGTACAGGATATTAAAAACAACCTGTGAGGTAATTATGGCTAGAAAACGGCGAAAAGAACTTACCCAAACCCCAAAAGTTAAAACTGTAAGTGCTAAAACGGAGAATCAAAAAAATTACATAAGAGGTATAGTAGAGAATAATATTATATTTTGCTCTGGCCCCGCTGGGTCTGGCAAATCATATATTGCAGCAGGAATGGCTTCAGACCATCTGTACAGAGAAATTATAGACAAAATCATAGTAACACGGCCATTGGTATGTACTGGAAAAGATATTGGATCTCTACCGGGCGAATTAGAGGCAAAAATTAACCCTTATCTTGTGCCAATGAGGGAAAATTTGAAACATTTTCTTGGAGCGTGGAACTATAATAAATACTACAGCGAAGATCGAATAGTGTTTGAACCTCTCGAAATGATGAGAGGTAGAACTTTCCATGATACATATATGATTTTGGATGAAGCACAGAACTGCACATTTGATCAAATAAAAATGTTTATTACAAGAATGGGTCAAAATTCTAAAGTTTTAATCAATGGAGACATTAAGCAAACCGATTTAACTAGAGGAAGAAGTGGCTTAGAGTCTTGTATGCATAAATTAAATAATATCGAAGGTGTATCCATATGTGAATTGGATCATTCAGATATTCAAAGAAATGACATAATAGCTAAAGTTTTAAGAGTTTTGGAGACATAATGCCATTACATGATTATGAATGCGCCGAATGCGGAAAATTCTTTTCTGATGTTTATCAAAAGTATGAAGAAGAACCCCTAACAAAATGCGAAGAATGCGGCAAGGAATCTCTTCAAAAAATCTTTGCGGCTCCAACATTTTTTGTTACTCAGGAAGCACAAACTCTAGGACAATTAGCAGACAGAAACGCTAAAAAGATGGGGCAGAGAGAGGTGCAAGAGCGAGACTTAAAAAGGAAAGAACAGACAAAATCTGCGATGAGTGAAGCAAAAAAGGAATTATATTCCGGTATAAATAAAATGAGCGACACCCAGAAAAGGAAATATATTGATGGCAAATAAACTCGTTATATTTGTAGCTCCACATATAGGCACGCAAATAGAAGGCGGCCAAACTATACTAGATATTGTAAATTTGGAGCATTGTGCTGAAATGGGTATACCTATGGATGTTCAATTTGAAAAAAATTTTTCCGACAGAATAGAGTGCATGAAGGCTTTGAAGGAAAAAATGATTAAGATTCAGGAGATATTTAATGAATGAAGAAGATTTTTATGTCGATAAAGATAAAGTTGAACACGTCCATGAAACGATACTGTATGATAAAGACGGTAAAGTTATCACAGATGGTAGTAAATTTTTTCTAAAACAAATTAATACAGACCGGGAAACAAAATATTTTTTATTGTTTGACCAAGCTACCTTAGTTGATCCACTCGGAGATAATACATTTTTCAGAAACTATGGCAACTTAAAAGCTAAAAAGGTTACTAAGAAGATTGGCGAGCTATATCTGAGATATTTACGAGAAAAAAATTCTAGATTTTTTATATTATGTAGGAGAGATTTAAATGGTTAAGAAGAAAGTTAAGGCAAAAAGTGTCAATAATAAGGACATTCCTTTATCAAAAACAGTTAAGCCTAAAACAACGCTAACTGAATTGGAGCAATTTTACGTTCAGCAAAAATGTCGAGATGGAGTTACGCTGTCTGAAATTAAAAAGCAAAACATCTCCCCAGTGGCATTAGTAGAGCAACTATATAATCAAACAGCTTCTGAAGTTCGAAATGAAAATCAGCCTACTGCTGGTAAGTTAATGTCAAAAAATGAAAAGTATGGATCAGTAGTTATGACTCCGGCATCCTCAGAATTCGCAGATGGCAAAAGGACAAACAGCAAAAGTGCAAAAGTCGAGAAAAAAGAGCCGCACATCCACAAATTCCGCTAGTGATAAAAAGCCCTACAAGTCTATATTTAAAGAGGGGTATGTCACTCCTGCTAATTATATAACAGAACTTGTATTTCAGAAAAGAAATGAGGCTTTCAACTCTGGCAGATGCCCAGAAAGTTTTTGGACAGACCCTAAATATACTGGCCCATATAAAGGGCAGGTTATACAAGCGGGAAGACTTCTAAAAAAGTATAAAGCAAGCTGGATTATAAAAGCAGTCAAGTCTAAAGAGGCTAAATATATACATAAGCTTCAAGATAAAAAACTTATACCGATCATTGAAAAGTTTGAAAAATCTGATAAGGACTTGACATTTGAGAAAAGTGAGGCTATAATAAATAAGCCTATTAAAGCATTTGGATTTGGAAAGAATAAATTGAGAGGATTATGAGTAAATTAAAAAAGAAGGTTGATCTGAGTAGCGAAAAAGCTATCCAGAAAGAATTTGGAAAAGTTATATCTGCTGGAATTGAGCTTGTTGAAGCTAAAAAACATCTCAAAGTGCAGAGTGTTAGTCCAGCTTTAGATTTGGCTCTTAATGGAGGCATGTTAGAAGGAAGCTGGAATCTGGTTAGTGGCGATCCTAAAACTGGTAAATCAACAACCTGTCTACAAGTATGCAAGAATGCTCAAGATGAGGGGCGTCCAGTTATCTATGTAGATGCAGAGAGTCGTCTGAAAGCATATAATCTTGTAGGTATACAAGATCTTGATTTAGAAAAGATCCAAGTAGTGCATGGTCCTGACGATGGGGATCAATTAGCTGCGGAGGATTTTTTAAAGATCTGTGAGTCTATGATGAAAATGCCAAAAAATCAAGGCGCGGTTTGCGTTATTGATTCTTGTTCGTCATTGGTTCCCAGAGCAGAGCTAGAAGAAGATCCGTCCGCAACTCTAAGAGCAAGTCTTCCAAAACTATTATCGCACTGGATAAAGAAAAATGCGCAAACGGTTGTTAAAAACAAAATTATTGTCCTTATCATTACACACTATATTACTAATACTAGCGGTTACGGAAAAATTAAAGTTCCTGACTGCGGCGTTATGGTACAGTATCAAGCTGACACAAGGATGGATATCGCTAAGATTGAACCGTGGCTGGAAGGTGATAAAAAAATCGGTCAACTTGTGCATTGGAAAGTAACATGCTCTAGCTTAGGAGCATCTGGAACGGAATGCGTAAGCTATCTAAAATTTGGCAAAGGCATTGATAAAAATAAAGAAATTATAGAACTGGCTGAATCATTTTCTATTATAGATAAGTCAGGCGCTTGGTATACTTTAGAATTCTTAGAAGGTCATAAAGACTTTCCAGAAGTGCCAAAATTCCAAGGACAAGCTAAACTATATGACTTTCTAGAGTCTAGACCAGATATTTTTAATATGGTCTTAGAAAAAGTGCAAGAGGTTTTGTCATGATGCACGTCGTTGGATTTGACGGCAGGGCTTATGATTTTAACTACACAAAACATCAATTTAGAAAGTCAAGATCTAATAAGTCGTCCTATCATGTTGAAGCAAGAAAAATTTTACGTGATTATTTCAGCGGCTACTTCATCTATGAGGAGGTAACACTACCGGGTTCCAAAAGATCAGGAAGAAAATCTCTACTATATGCAGATTTTTTTATACCAGAAGCTATGCTTGTAGTGGAAGTGCATGGTGAGCAGCATTATTCTTTTTCTTCTTTCTTTCATAAGTCAAAGTATGATTTTTTTAAATCAAAAAAGAGAGATAAGGATAAAATAGAATGGTGTAAGTTAAATGACATTGATATAGTTGTATTACCCTATAATGAAAGAGAAAAATGGAAACAGATGATCTCGGAGAAAAGATCAAGGGATTAGCTGAGTTTATCAGTTGGATTGATAATTTTTGCTCAGATAATAACATACCAGACCCAGCATACGACTCAAC